GTAATTTGTGCTTTTACAAAGTCTAATGCAGAATCTTTTTGTTTGGGTTCTGTAGGTTTCTTAGTGCCACCTTTGTCATAACCCTTTTCTTTCTTGAAACGAGTTGCCTCGTTAAAATCACTGAATCTTAAGATCGAAGTTTCGGTTTTTGACTTGCTTTGATTGCCTTCTTCTGAAACTTCTTCTTGGTTGCCATAAATTGCTTGGTTGTTGTTCTTTATATATGTTTCTTCATGCTTAAACGTCATACCCTTGGTTGCTTTATCCTTAAGTGCTTGACGCTTCTTAGGATCCATATTCTTTTCATAGTCTGCTAGTTTAGCAGCGTAGTCTTTGTTATCAAGTTTCTTGATTAACTTTCTTTCATCCTTATTAGGACCAGTATATACTGCCTCACCAAATGATTTTAACATCTTATGCTTTTTCATCCTCTCATCATGTGCCTTCTTTCTTTCCTCAGGAGGTGCAGCGTTACCACCATATCCTACTGCTCTTTTATTTCTGATAGACATCTTACCATAGTTTGATGCACCTGCTTCATACTTTGCTTCATCAACAAACTTGACAGGCATTGAGACTGTACCTTTACCTGGCACATACTTTGTAGTCCTAGGTTTCTTAGGATCATCACTCTTGAAGTCCTTATGAATCTTAGCGTATTCCTTTTTGGTCATCTTCAATTCTTCCTTCACACCCATCTTTCCACCAGGAACTTTCTTTCCGAAGTGTTTTTCAATGTTGTCTTCTACCTTTTTCTTTGCCTTTGGATTCGCTTTACTCAAATCCATTGTTCCTTTGTAACCCTCATTTGCTACATCAGGTCCGTCATTCACATCTTCCTTTCTTCTTTTCTTTTCACACTTTGGACAATCACAGTCATCACCATGATTCTTTTTAAGATCTAATTTACCACCCTTTGCCATCTCAGGGACTTTAGGTACACTTTCACATCCACCCTCTGCGATATCCTTTTTCTTCTTTACCTTTCCACCCTTAGAATAAGCGTGCATGGTAATAGGAGCACCATCCTCCATCACATCCTTCATTTTAGGATTGATTTTGAGTTTGGTTTTTTTCTCAGAGAGTGCTTTGAAAGATAACATTATTAGTTCTTAGCGTTGGAATGATGTGATGGATCACCAAATGCAGGATTATTTCTATATTCTGGTTTCTGTTTCTTCTGTTCTGCTTCTAATTTCTTTGCTTTCTTATCAAGGTAATCTTTCATAGCACCACCTGCCTTACCAGATCCTTTGGTAATACCATATGCACTACCTTCTTCCATAGCAGCATCAAATTCCTGAGAGATTCTTTCGATGTTCTCAATCTCCTCTTCTGTCATACCAGATTCTTTCATATGATCTGCTGCCTTGTACAAAGGTTTGCCATCCTTACCCTTCATACCCTTCTTATAGTTCTGGTATGCAGGTGTGTTACCTTTCTTATCAGCGTTAGTCACTACATATGCTTCTTTCTTCATCGCTTTGGCGATTGCCTTACGACGCTTCATAAGATACTTATCAGATGAATCTTTATCACCATCATTATCAACGTCTCCGTCTTCCTTACCAACGGGATCTAATTTTTTCTCGGAAAATTCTTGCACCTTCTTAAGGGCATCCGACATGTCAGGTAATTCGTTTAAATTCATCTTACTTAGTAACCTTATCCTTTTTATTTATCTTCTTTAAAAACTCTCCTGGTGTCATCTTACGATAATATGCAGCAATCTTATCAGTTCCCACCTCACCAGCAGGTGTAAACTCGAATCCAAATACAGAATTCTTTCGTTCCACCAAATCTTTTAACCAAGAACGGTAAATGTTATCATGCTCATCAATATAGATGATATAATTGCTACCACGACTAACAACTTTACCAGAGATCCCTGTGTTGATGTTCTCGACAAAAGTTCCAACCTCAAATAGATCGTTCTCAAAGTATGCTTCCCTTAGACCTTGAGGATCTAACTTAGGAGCAATCTCATATAGATCATATGATGCTTCAGCGAAATCGTCAAACGATTCCTTTACATTCATTGATTGTCTCAATGTAAGATATAGGGCTTCTCTGTCTTTTTTTGACAATTCTTTAGGAATACCTTTGTCGAATGACTCAAAGTCATCTTCAACTGCTGCCTTTCTCATCTTAGATGCAGACATACCTTCAACACCTTCAGCGTCAGGATCACGTCCACCTGCACTCACCACTTTGATTTCGTCGAATGTATATAAGTCCCCGTTGTATTTTTGTGCGAGTGAATTAAACTCGCTAACCCTGTCGCCACCCACAACAATACTAACTGAGCTATACCCGTCATTATCGATGGCGGTGAGAACATCAAAAATAGTACGCATATCACTACTATCAACGATCGCATTAGCATGATCAGGATATGCTTGTCGCATAAATTTAATTTTTGTGCCCGCGTCGAGGGGATTCTTCTTAGGATCCTCCGACCTTGAGGGGTATATTCTATACTCTCCTCCACTTGTTTTTGCCTCTCTTGCTACTCGGTCTAGAAGTTTCTTGTGACCAATAGTAGGTGGATTAAATCTTCCAAATGTAATAGATATTGCACCTTGATCGACCTGACCTTCGCCTCCCTCCGTTTCTTCTCCTCCATTCTGTTGAGTCCTCCCCATTTCTTGTGCAGAAAGTTGTACAAGCTTTCCGTCTTTACTCATATGAGTTACATTGCCTTTCTGATCGGCATACTTACCATAACCCACATGTGTAAGATTTAATTTTTCAGCAGATTTCGCTGCAAAGGATCTTGCGGCTTCGTTTAGGAAAGCACTAAATTTTTTCATTCGTCCAATTTTTATCTAGATTGAAGTTTGCTTTACTAAAAGTCAGTCGGTCTACGATTTTAAACGGATGTTCATCGACAGTGACGAACCCCTCATGTTGACTTGGCTTACCATCTATGTAGCATGACACGCTACCAGTAACCGTGATATTTTCAAGTAAACGCTGTTTCAGTTGGAAGAGCATATGCCACACTTTGAATGTAGTCACATTTACTTCTCCCTTATATTTATCATCTAACGTAGCATACATTACTGAGGGATGCGGAACACTGCCCGCACGGATAAATGAGTTGATATGCTTAGAGATATGAGGACGTGCTTTTGCACTAGGAATTTTACAACGTGTTAGTCGTAGAAGAAACTTGATCCAGTTGAAGTTAGGTAGTTTAGTGATCTTTGCATCTGCTTCATTAGTACCTACGAACTGGCAAGAATCTTCACCGTAAATATTAATCCCACCGAACCCAATAGCATCAGGATGTATTTCTGTGTAACCAGTATGTGCAGCAAGGACAATATGACCATGAGTCTTTTGAGAGAAATGATACTCCACAACATTAGGACGATAAACCATGCCACCACTGACCCCAATGAAGTCAGCTTGAACAATACCACCGATGCGAGGACAATGATGCAGACATAGACGAAGAATGTCCGCAAGGTTGCCTTTGTAATATTTGTCAATGTCAGTTTGGTCATAGCAAATTTTTACCTTGATCTTGTTGAAGACAGACTTTGTGCCAACAAAGAACTTACCGTTACGAGGGTCAGTGCCAAACACAACAGCAGGTGCACCATCCCACTTGACAGACAGCTTGGGGTGGTTCATCAGTTCGTTGACAGCATTAGTTGCCTCCCTCCGACCATAGAGAATCAAATCTTCAAGGTGGTCAAGGTGTTTGTTGGGCATGTCGTCTGTGTCTATACCATTAGTATAGCACTTCAAAGTAGAATCCATAGTGTATGTGTGCCAGTTTGTCAGGTGTCTACCACGGATCTCCAGACATCTTTAGACTGCTTGCTAGTTTCTCAGACTCGTATTTGAATCTCATCTTGAGAATTTTCTTAGTACCTGCCTTGACACCGATAGATTCATTACCAACAGATTCAAAAGAGATCTTCTGTTCCATGATCGCTTTTAATTTAGGATTGTTCAAGGGGTCTTCCACATCAGAAGTGTAAGGTGCTTTAGTTCCCTTACCTGTGACCTTTACATATGGAGGATACAAGTCTTTACTAGCGTCAATCCAACTCCTCATAATATAATCCCTTCTCTTTGTCTGGTCAAGTGTATTTAATTTTCTTAACATCAACTCTCTCATCTCATTCAGAACTGCCTGACCCATTTTTTCGGTCACCATCTGAGTTGCTTTTTGTTTTCTAATTGCTTGTTTTCTGCTAGTGGCAGAAGAAGGTAAATCAAAATCTTTTATCGCTAGTGTTACTGCTTGTTTATTAATATCAGATAGTTTGATACTTAAATCTTTTTCTACAGTACCTACACCAGGATTCTTAAATCCAATATCTCCTTTACCTGAGGTTGACTTAGCAGACAAACCAAGAAATCCACCCTTTCTAAACTTAATTAGAACATCGGTTGGATTCTTTTTTTGATCAACATCTACCCCAACTACTGCTTTAAAAGAAAAGCCAGGTCTTGCTGTCCAATATACTTTTTCAACACCTTCATATCCATGTTTCTTTCCCCACTTTAAAAAATCTTTTGCCATTACAGTGGCACGACCAATTTGCTGAATGCCTTGTTGTTCTGTTAGAAGTTTTAGTTTTCTTTCATATTGTGTTTCTGATGCAGTGTCAGGAAATTTACCACCATTAAGCACAAGTGCAGTATAAATCTCGTTCACATCTGCTAGGTCTGTATTCCTTGCCATTAGTTCACGCAGGTCTCCGTGAATTATTTAGACAGATAACCGTTCTTCTCCAACCATTCACGAGTCATGGGTGTGGGTTCATAGTCAGTCCACATGGTTCCACGAGCACAAGAGTCAAGTGCTTTCTGAGTCATGTTTTCAGTTTTACCTGCCCAAGTTGCTTCTGCTTCCCAAGGTTGTGAGTGTTTAGGATATGTTCGTTTTACCATCTCTTTCCAGATCATAGGCACATCTTCTTCTGGTTTGATGATAGCAATCATATTATTCTTGATAGTTCCTGCCATGCAATCCTGTGCAGCGTGCCATCCTTCATGTCTCACTACACTCATGAGTACATGCGGACGATGCACATAAGCACGATTAAGATAGAAATGATTAGAAACCGTGTGATAAACACCACGGTGTCCTACTGGAAAATACTTTTGATCGGCAAGATAAACATTAGTGCCGATCTTACTGAAAGACACCATAATCTTATTAAATTCAGCAGCAACTGGACTCCAATCAGAGTCTGGAAATGCTGCTCGAAGATCTTTTGAAGAGTCGATCTTCTCTACATCATCAGTGCACTCTTGAAGCAACATACATCCCATAGCATCCATGGTGAAGTATCCTTTTGTAGGTTCTGCATTTACTGTAATCCCATGTGCTAAACCAAACATCAATCCAGTGAGGATTGTATTACGCAATTTCATTAGAGTCTCCTTCGAGATAGTCAAGAACAATATTATGCAATTCCCAATATCGTAAATACCAATCAGGTATCAAACCATAGTGGGGTAGTGTGTAGTAGTCTGAGTAATTATTATATAGGAGGTCAACAATATCTTCTTTAGTAGGTTTCGTCATATTCAATTTCAATGACTTTACATGATTTTCCCATAGAGTTTACTCTGGTCATTCTCGTCATTTTACCACGAAGTTGTGTGGTAATCCCTTGCAATTCATTTAGAAGTTCTGCTTCTAATTCATCAGCAATGTCTTTGTGTCTGTCTACTCTCATCCGTATAAATGTGCGTTGTAACATTTTCTTGAAGGAGGATAATCCACCTTAATTTTTTTCACTCTCAAATAAATTTGAAATAGTTTTTCTGTTTTAAGAGTCAATGGTTTTTTCACACCCATGATGGTTTTCTTGTAGGATCACGAAGGTAATTATCTTTTACCCAAGGTTTAGCAGCAATATATTTTTTGTATGCTGTTAGTGTATCTATGGTGTCATCATGTTTGAACTCATCAAACATAGCACGAGCGAAATCAGTTGCCATGTGACAGCAGACGATTGCTTTGTCTGCTTTCTGATGAAAGATTCTTTTTGCTTCAAACAAGGTTTCAGCACAACCATGAATCTTACCATATCTATGAGTGTATTCTCTAGATAATGCACAACCATGTTGAATCAACCATGCAGTATTGTAATGGTTTTGTGCTGCCCATACAGTACATGGATGATTACGAAATCCACCTTTCTCTGTAAAGTAAGGTGTTCCATCTTTTTTGTGTAGATCGCCCCAGTTGTAATACCATTTAGAATAGATGATTGAAAGCATTTGACATGTTTCCAATGGCATCTTAACAACATGTTTGTCAGGTAATACCTGAGCAGACTTAACTGGGTCGCGATCAGTAACAAAAATGTTCACGATTTAAACTCTCCTTTTTCATAATCAAAGTTAGGATGAGGATTAGCAGGAACCCAAGGATTCTTAGACACATTCTTGATAACAATGAATTTGTCTGCAGCAAAA